GCTTCTTTTGATATATTCTTAATATCATCTAAGTCTGTATTCAAAAGGTTTGCATCAATACGTTCAGCAATCTTTTCTTCTGCCATTTCCATTGTAATATACAAGGCATTTTTACCTTGTGATATGATAGAACTTGCAACGTGACACATGAACAAACTTTTCCCAGTACCAGTACCCGCTAGAATGACATTTAAACTTTTCTTACTAAAACCACCCTTTGTGATTTGATTGAAGTAATCAAGGTCGATGGGTAATTTCTCTTCGGTTCTATGATAAAATTCGTAACGTTCATCTACATCAGTGAAATAATCATGACCAATGTTTTGATCAAATCCGACTGACAAAGCATCTTGTAACAATTCTGGTAATGCATTTTTGGTTAACTCCTGATCTTTACCTTCAATGATAGAAATAGATTTCATGATAGCAAGATAGATTGCTCTATCCTGACACCATTTTTCTGTATGATCTAGTAACCAATCTATATCAGTTACTTCTTCTTTTCTTGATACTTCTGAAACTATTGTTATAACTTCATGGTACTGTGAATCCGATAGATTAGCACTATCTAATTCAATAGATAATGCTTCTCCGGAGGGCAGTTTATTGTACTTAGAAACAAAGTTTAGAATCTCTTGAAAGATAATGCCGTGATTTCCTTCAAAGTATTCCTTCTTTAAGAATGGGATAACCTTACGAGTAAAGTTATCATTATTAATCAGATTCCGTAAAATTATTGTCTGGATCTCTGTGTTCATGTTTTGTATCACCTATTTTATAATTTCCGTCAGTAAAAGCACTATCTAATACAAAACTTAATATGTCACCCACATAATTATTAAAATCTATATCGGATTCAAGATCCACAGTATCTAAACCGGATGGAACATAGTTAATAGCATATTCAAACTTTAAAGTTGCTTTGGCATCTTTATCCAAAGGTTCTGTAAAAGAAATAGCACCATAACTTAATACTACACCGGTGTATTGACCAGATAGAAGTTTAAATGAATCATATTCAGCATCTTCAATGTAAGATATTTGTTCAAAATCATATTCTGTAATATTATTATTATACATCATTTTCCTCCGTTTGTAAAGCAGTAATATCAATATCACCTAAAATAGATTTATAACCAATAGTGAAATGACTCTTAACGAATGCAGAGAAATCCGTTTCTTCTAATATGGATTTCCAGAAACCTTCGTTCATTGTATCTTTTTCTCTTACCTTCGGATCAAGCAACTCTCCAGTAGATTTATCAACTTTACAATACCAACCATTGGAAGGCTTACCAACATAATTGCCAGCCAGAGCAATATCAAGCAACCCAGAGTAACGCTGTATACCGCCTTCCCAAGAAACTGTAATAGGAATTTTTGACTTCTCTTTAACATATCGTGATTTCTCTACGTTGATTATGAAATGATACCCTTGTATTTCTGTGCCTTTCTTATCTTGTTGTCTACCAATAATCCATACGTTATCCGCACTGTACATTACACCTGTACCACCTGATACAACTGGTTTTGAATACATTTCAAGAGTTTGATATGTATGATTCACGGCAATCATTGGAATATCTTTCATTGTCAGATAAGGAGTTGACATACGAAATAGACCTTTCAATGCTTTTGCTCTTGACATATCAGCGACTGCTTTTTCATTTAAGGCATCATCAAGTTCTTTCTTAGATGCTAAGTTACCAAGTGAATCAATTACAACAACAACTTTATCTTCTCTTGTAATCATTTCTAACTGATTGATTAGATCAAACTTCAACTCTTCTACGTTAGTAATGGGTGTATGTAAAACTCTTGAAGTATCAATATCGAATGATTGAAAATATGATTGTGGTGAACCAAACTCTGAATCATAGAACAACATAACAGCATCAGGGTATTTCTTTAGATAAGCAGATGCCATTACTAACCCAAAACTTGTTTTGAAATGTTTAGATGGTCCTGCTAATACCGTTAATCCTGGAGTCAAACCACCTTCAAGTGACCCAGATAATGCAACGTTGATCATTGGTACATCAGTTGGAATCATATCCTTATCAGTAAATAACTTTGATTTTGATAATACTTCTGTAGATTTTAGTTTAGAATTCTTTTTTAGTTTGTCCATGATAGACATACACTTCACCTCTTTATTTAATTAATAATAAGATTTATTATAACACACTTTCGATTAAAAATCAACAGTTTTATAATTCACTCCTGCCTCATCAAACATACGTTTAGACCAAGACCATTCTTCATCCCAATTAGTAGGAGTATCCTTATATAACATAACAACATTCTTTATGCCTACTTGAATAACACCTTTAGCACAACTAGAACAAACAGGTAATCCATAAACATATAAAGTAGCACCATCCAAAGATGTTCCAGTAAAAGATGCATTGAATATACAATTCATTTCTGCATGAACCACCATTTTATATTTAACTTCTCGGTTATCATAGTTCTCTGGGTTATCATTAACTCCTCTCGGAAATCCATTATATCCCTGAGCAAGAACTTGACCTTTAGATCCAATCACAACCGCACCGATTTGTTTAGACGGATCTTTGCTCCAAGTAGAAACCTCTTTTGCTAATTTAATATATCGTTTATCCCATTTCATTCATTCACCTTTTACATATTTTTATAAATAAATTCTATTGCACCTTCTGCTTCTTTATTAAGTGGTCTATTACCATACCATCCACCAGTTTCCACATCTAATTCTTTACATAATTCTGCAATTTCCATTGCTGTTATTGGATACTTCTGTTTCACTGCATTACCCGCAGTTGATACCATAATCTGATACATTTTATGATACCACCCAGTAGAACTAATTGTCCTATATTCAGCAACTAATTTCTTATTGATAAATGGACAATTTCTATATGAATTCCATGATATAGTTCTATTATCCATTTGATCCTTTCTATGTTGTAAAATCATCTCCTGCATACTACTTGGCAATCTATCAAAGAAGTTATTACCCTTTGGTACAAGTGTAGGATGTTTATCTATTAAAGCATAAGGATCAATATACTGACCAACATTAGTAAATATAAAGTTATTAGCATTTTTATAATCAGCAGGTACATAATACATTCTAGACAGATCTTTAGTTTGTCTATCTCCAATAGATTCCAATTCACTATTCAACGCATACCAAAATGCTTTTATCTTTGATGCTTCTACATGACATTTCAAAGGGAATATCAATCTAAACTTTGGAAACTCCTTTGTAGATGATGCTGTAGAATAACACACATAATACCAATCACCATACTTTTTTGCTAAGGTTTCTTTTAGATCACCTTCAATTTGATGATCATCAACATCTACTGCTGCCCAACCACACCAAGATATAACAGAATCATTCTTTCTGGTTGTATCTTTTTTAAATGAAGCAGGTGAAATCAATGGTGCATTTCTTTTACCTACTCTAGGGATATTTGATAACTTATATAAGAACTTCTCGAACTCTGGGAAGTCAGAGAAGTTCATTACCTTGTCAGTTTTGTTGTCGAAAATTGATTTAAATAAAGTTAGGGATAATGCCATGATTTCCTTCATGTGTGGGTGAAACCCAATTTTCAGGTTTGACCATATCAGGTAAATTTAATGGGTTGTATCTTGTAGGATTGACACCAGGAAGTTTAGTCATATTAGCATTATATACTTTATCCCATGCTACATTAGCATCAACACCCATAGTATCTAAAGTAACAAATGCAAACACCAAAGTATCAATAAGAGCATCAACAACTTCTTCAGCATCTCTAGTATTGATTGCTGTGTATAGTTCATCAACTTCTTCTTGAATTTGTGTTTGTCTAAACTTTAAATATTCATTCATAATTGATTTGAAGTGTGTAGGATCACCTGCCATTTTATCAGCAACCCATGTATCCACACCAAACTTCTTATGCATATCTTTAATATCTTGAACCAAATCTTTACTCATTACCACTCTCCACTCTAGTCATACCCAATAAGACACGAGCATCATCTCGTATCTCTGCTGTTACTGCTAAACCATACATATCAGGGTTTAATAGATTTCTTAAAAATCTTTCAACTTGTTCATCCAACATAATATCCTCCACTCTCAAAACATTAACTTTAAGTTAAATCTAAGTATAATCCCAGATAGAACAAACCAAATGAACATAAGTTCATGCTCAAATGTTATTTCTATTTTACCATTGATTCCCATTTTAATCAACATAAATCTACATAATATAGTCCATAAACTAGACCACCGATGCCAACTAATACCATTACACCATTAGTTACTATCATTGCGGGTTCTTTCCATCTGATAGAAACAATTAACCATAAGATACCACCACACACCAAGATAAGCGGACCAAGTGGATAATAACCCATAGAATTGAATGCTGTACCAATAACCAAAATTACTGTAGCACACCATTTCAGATAAAAATTCAAATCATACATAACAAACTCCTTTACTCAATTTATACTTAATTATACTATAAGATGACCTTGTTGTCAACTCTTTTTATTATTATAACACACACACACATATATATATCTTTATCAAGATTCTGCCTTATAAATAGGTATTAGACCCAGATTGGGAAATAACTATGGAGAATATAATATGAGTAAAAAACGACTAATGACTTTTGAATATGACAATATGCCAATCATGAGTCCTGTGATTATAGACACAAAGGGTCACGGATTAATTAGAGCACTTTTGTGTTGGGTAATCACATCAAGAAAGTGGAAGATAGAAGATGATTGGTTATATTATATTGATGGTGTGCAACATGTAGTAGAATCAGGATTTGTGTTTGATGGTGCTTCTGTCCCTAAGTATTTTAGAAGTTGGTTATCTCCTATGGGTATTCTACTCATTCCTGGATTAGTGCATGACTGGGGTTATTACTATGCTAGTTTAACTGTTGTAGGTGTTGATAGTGAACCTAATGTTAATGTAGACAAGACTCAAAAAGAAATGGATATTATATTCAGGGACATTGCAATTCAAGTAAATGGGTTTCGTTACATCAACAAGGTTGCATATTATGTGCTAAGATTATGTGGTTTCTTTGCATGGAATGGTCATCGTAGAAGAGAAAAGAAAGAGTTAGATCAGGAATCATAGATCCATATATAACTCATAAAATGGAATAATTAAATGGCACATAAAGTATTACAAGAAGATTCAACATATAATCAGTTTGATGGTGATGGTGATGGGATTATAAGTGATGAAGAAATGTCAAGAGCTGCGTTAATGAAGAAGATTGAGAATGAAGATAAGAAACAAGATGCTCAAAGAAATATGGCATGGTTTGCTTTGTTTGGAATGTTGTTATATCCGTTTGCGGTTGTTCTTGCTGACTTTGTTAACTTGAAGTCAGCAAGTAAGACATTAGGTGATATGGCACCAACATATTTTGTATCAGTTGCTGCTATTGTTATGGCATTCTATGGTACACAAGCATTTATATCTAAGAAGTAACTAAAATACTTTACTTTTTATGGTGTTATGCCTGAAAAGTAAAGTATTCCATCTACCAAGTAATCCTTGGTAGATGCTAGTAATCATATGTTTGTGACATTAACATTTTGTTATTTTCATATCCAACCCTCTTGTTCGATGTCGAACCAGTAGCAGCCAAAAGATTCATCGACTGTCTCCATATTCATTAGTCGTTCTGCTTGTTCCTCAGTTATGTTGATGTTTGTCTTTTGTAGCAACACCTCTTTAGTCGGCATCTTTGACCAGATTCCTATGACAA